AATGTCGTCTACATTCATTACTTTTAGACCTCCTAAGTCTAAACCACGTAAAATATATCCTTTACCTGCCCCTGGTGCTCCTGCTAAGATAACTGCTTTAGGTTTGCCTACTGCTTCTTTGAGTAGTTGTATTAATGATATCATAAATTGAATATTTTGTTATAAATATCACAACTTTCTTTTAGCTTGCGTTCTAAATTCAGTAAAGATTGGTGAGTGTTTAGGATTTTCTAAATCAAATAATCGTTTTACAGTCATAAAAATATCAACATTTTCTTCTTGTGTACGTTTTGATTCATACATTTCCCAATTTTTACCTTGAATTTTACCTGTTGCAGCTTTACGTTTATTAGATTTTAACCAAAGTACACCATAACGATCGGCTTTTTTACCATAACATTCTTCATAACATTTACCATAAATGGCAGTTTGTAAATCATATGTTGTCTGGAGGTGGTTTGATGTTTTAAAATCAATTATCCATAGTTCTGTTTTACCATCAATTTCAATCTCACATACCATATCACAGGTACCTGCTACTTTAATTTCATCTGAAAATAAATGTACTTCTGTTTCAATTAATTTTGGGTTATATTCTTCCCAGAAATCAACAAAACGTAAGAACATTTGCCATACTAATGGATCATATTTTGGGTATCCAGTTGATGATAAGAAATTTAATTCTTTACCATTTAAATAATCCTCAATCATTTCATGAGTTTGTGTACCTTGCTCTGCTGCTTTTTTAACAATGTATTCAGATGAATACCCAACTTTTTTAAGCCAATCCTCAAAAAATTTGCCTTTTGGGTATGACCCTAAAACATAGGTAATTGATGGATAATACTCTCCGTTACGTTGGTAGTAACGTGAATCTGGCATAGTAATTTGTTTCGCATCCTCAGAGATTTCTAGAATCCTGTTGTAGGAATGTTTAATGTTTCTTTTACTCATAGTAATTGTAATTTCCTTTTCAACAAATCGTATTGATTAGTTGGAAATGTTTTTTGAATTAGTTTTGTGAAATTAGTAAAACCCATTTCACTTGGATCTTTTCCTTCGAGGTCCATAAAATAGACTTCTTTACCTTGATTTATAAAATATTCAGCAAACTTAAGTGCTTGCTTTTGGGCGTCTGTATCTAATGCAATGTATATTTTTTTAACAGTAGATGTAACGATTTTTTTCATTAAATTTTGTTGTAGATTCTTGCCTAATAACGGTATAGCATTTCTTTTAATAGCTATGGCATCAAATGGTCCTTCGCACAGTACTAACGGTATATCCCAGTTAATAAACAACTCAAATGGTACTATATCACGTGATGTTTCTGGGTTGCGATATTTAACAAATGGTTCTTTTTCAAATGAACGACCTGTAAAATAATTTAAATCACCTTGTTCATCATAAGATGGGATAATAACCATTTTAGCATATCTTCCATATTCACAATATCCTATATTATACTTTTCAATATCGTCTTTAGTAATACCTCTAGATTTTAAGTATGAAAATGCGTGCCGTGCTAAAATATCTCTACTACCTAAGATTGGTTTATATTCTTCTGGTAGTTTTAGTTTAGTTTGGTTGTCTTGTTTCTTTACTTCAACTTCACTACCAATTAATTTCTTTAATTCCTCATATTTTTCAGGTGGTGCTTTTACTTGCTTGAATATAGATGAAATACGACTACCTTTTTTATCGCAAGCCCAACAATGAAATGGGTTGTAACCTTTTTTATGTTGAGTAAAGTTAACTTCTAATTTTGGTTTATGGTGGTTGCAGTAAGGACAGTGATAGGCTTTATTACCTCTTGCTGTTCTTTTACCTGCACCTAATACAGAATCTACTAAATTGACTAATAGTTCATTTATCATAGATTATAATGTACGAACAATAATTTAGACATCAAAGTCACGAGTAAAGAACTTTCCGAGAATGTTATCATTAAAAAATTCTTCGGGTTTTTCTAAAACTTCGTATAATATTTGATATTTTAGTTCGTAATAAGTTAATAACTTTTTTGTTGGTGCACAAATTAAAATTTCACGTTCAAAATTTTCTTTTGGTTCAGTTTCATATAATTCTTTTAGGAATTTATTTGAACCCCAATATGTCTTCCAATTGGATTCTTTAACTGCCATTTTATATGAAGGTCTTCTACCTACTACACCTGAAAGTTCTTTAAGTTCTTTTTTACCTAATTTAACTTTAGTAGTATTTTGAAGTATTTTTCTACCAATATACATTTTACCAGTGGGTTTGTGTACTATTCGATATACAAATCCATGTGTGTTATCAGGAAAGTCAGAGATTGTCTCCATTTCCTTTTTTATATAAATCCAATTCATAATATTTTTTTAAGTATCGAAATTTACTATGATTGTTGTATCACAGTATTTAGAGATAGGTACGGGGTATGATAATTTACCTACTGCTAATAAATCAGAATTTTCATTATATAAACCTATAGTTGTTACATAAGGATCAAATACTGAACCTGTTGCAAAATCATAATACACATCATTTAGACTACCTGATAAATCAGTACTTGATGATATAATTGAAGGGTTTAAAGAATATCCAAATTCATTTTCATTAATTATACATTTATATTGATGTTCATAGATAGTAATAGATGATGAGAAAGATACTTTAAAATCTGACAAATCTTTCCCTGATGCACTAATATTACTACTTAATTTAGATAGTTCACTTTTAGTAAAAACAGCTAAACCATGAGAATAAAATATTTGTCCTACTATTTCTCCAGGTTCTGCAAAAAGTGAACCTGAATATTGACCAGTTCCATAAAGGGAAGTCCCATATATAGCATTACCTGTATTATCAGAACCAGTTGCTATTAAATTTCCATCTCCATCATCAACAACTCTAGAGGGTTGACCATTAGAAGATGTATATGTTAAATCAAATGTATAAGGAACAATATTTTCACCAAATAATTTTTGAGGAATAGAAACTACAGAAATAGAACCTGAATCTACACCTTTTCCTATAGGAAAATCTCTTGATTGGGTTAAAGTAGACTGTAAATAATTTTCATATCTAGGAGCTTCAGCAGGACCTATAAATCTTGTATCTGAAGATAAAGCACCAGGGATAATACTTTGAGTAGGAACTATATCTCCTATACTAGAGGTTAAATAGTTACTGTAATATAATTGTTTTATACTATTATATACTCCTGTTGTATTTTGTACTGATATTAAACCAGTATTAATAGCTTCTGTGGAGATAATAGAACCTGTAGGGTTAATACCCTGAAAAATGTCAATACCAACGTTAGATGCTGTGATAGCTCCTCCAACAAAGTCAAATCCTTTGTTAGCTACAAATGGGGCTATAGTAATATCCTTGGTGGTAAATTGTTTGTAGGCTGCCATTCATTTTAAAAATCAAGCTTAACTCTTACGAGTAATTCTTTTGTAAAATCTTTTGGTAGGGGTCTTGATAATTTAGCTACTGCTAATAATTCACTGTTATCATTATATAATCCTACAGTTGTAATATATGTTTGGGGGTTATCTACAAATTCTGGGTAAACTACAACACCAGTTGAACCTGAAATAAATGATGGGTTTTCTGAGTAATTATATTCATTATTTCTTGCTCTAACAAATACAAAATCAGATGATAATGTTTCATCACTATTTAATGTGAAACCAACACCACTTCCAGCATTCATTGCATCTATTATTTTAGCTTGATTTAAAGAACCAGAGTCAAATGATCTAGTAGTGTTTAATAAAATTCCTCCGTCAGCTGCAGCTCCATCTAAAGCTTCACCATTTAATAACATAACACCAATATCAGGAAGTAACCAACCATATGATCCTGATGCTAATGTCCAACCATTTGCTTCAAGTCCTGTATAGATATTTCCTGATGAACCTGATACTAAATTATATCTTCTACCTGCATCTGTAAATACAGCTGAGGTATTTAATTTACTATCATCTGTTAAAGTAATACTATTAGCTCCATTAGTTAATTTTAAATTAGTAATACCCGGAAGAATAGATTCTTTATATCTAGCTCTTTCTATATTAATAGCATAGAAATAAGAAGATGTAGCATTACCAAATATAAATTCAGCATTTTCATCTCCTAAAACTAAAGTTCTGTATTGACCATAATTTGATCTTGTTGGAGTTGAGCCTGTTACTAAAGCATTAAAAAATGTACTACCACTACCTTCTTGATCACAATAGGCAACTGCAAATTGTATTTGGGCAGCTGCATCTGTAGCATCTACTTGGTAAACGTCATAATAATATTCTTTTGTACTACTTTCTATCTGAACAGAAGAAGTAAAGAATGCTGTCAATGTTGGAGAGTTATTAGTCCACATTGTAGATGCAACAGCATTGTTGCTTACAATTATATCTCCAGTATCAAATCTTTTAAATCCCATTTTTTTATTTTTATTTCAATATTGTTTATCTTAGCTTAATGCAGCTGTTGTTGCTGATTTATTTATTGTTACTGGGATTTGTACTCTTGCTCCACTATCTCTACCTATAATTGTTAATGTAGCATATAGTGATGTTTGAGTTCCAAATAATGTATTAACTCCAGTTGCTTGTATGTTTAATGTAGAACCTATTACTGTTTGTGAAACATTAGTTCCGTTAGTTACTGCTGTTACATTTGCATTTAAAGTATTTGCTGCTGCCGTATCAATTCCAGTTGCTTGGAATGTTGAGAATAATCTAGCATCTGAAATAGTAAATGTATAACCTGATGGTTCAGTTGTAGTTACATAATTTAATGTAGTTGGAGTAACTGCTTGTGAAGCCAATTGTTGTAGTGTTACATTTGATGGAACATTTAATATAGGTAATCTACTAGTACCACGTGGTAATGTAGCTAATTTATATTTCATGATTTGAGTTTCATCAGGAAATGCTTCTAATAGAGGCATGTTTTCAATTGCTTCTCCATAATAAGCTGCACCTGAAGGATGAGTTGGATTGTACAGTGTGTAATCGATTTCATCATCTGCTAAAGCATACTGCGTAATAGTAAAGCCACCTTCCCCTTGGGCTAGGAGTTCTCTACCTTTTTTTGTTAAAATAGCATCGATTGTTACTACTTGATTATTTAAATATCCCATTGTTTAATTATTTTGTTTATAAATATACGTTTTTTTAATTTCTATTCCAAATTATTTTTACTAAGATGATGAAGGTCCTATATTTTGTGAATTTACCGCAACAGCTTCTGAATTGACAGCATTTTGAGATTTCAATTGGTTAATTAATGTTTGAACATTATTCTTTTGAATTTGTGTAAAATCATTAGGTATCAAGAACCCATCTCCAGATGGAGTTTGAGAACCTAAAGCATTAATTGGAGGTGTTTGATATATAATAACCCTATCATCAGCATTTGTTCTTCTTCTAATTGTAAATTGATAAATTGATCCTGATGGGATTAATTCTTCTAATTCAGCAGGGTTTGGAGTAACAAATAATCTATCAAATAATCTACTTTCTGATATAGATGATGTAGTTGTTCCATTTATATAATAGAATGAAGGAATATCATCATTAGCATAGTCACTTGCTCCCACATCTGTTACTGTAAAATCTTGAGTACGGTAGTTTGCTGTTTTTAATGTTTCTTTAGTTACATCAATAAATGAAGAACCTGTAAAGTTAATATCATATGTTACTCTAATCTCATCTCCTCTTTTTACTAAAAATGGAAGGTTAAAATCTGTATAACCTAATATATTTGCTCCTGTTTCGGAGGAGGAGAAATTAAATGAGTTATAATTAAGTAAATCAGTATTAAGAACTTGGATACCTCTTTGATCTGTTGAAGATGTAGGTAATCCAGGTACTCCAAATTTATCAAGAGGTGTTGTAGCGCTTGCTGTAAATTCTGAAAGTAATTGGTTTTCAACCCAGTAGTTATAACTATGAGCCATTGCTAAGAAGTCACCAGAATAAACTCCTGTTGATGGATCTCCTCCTGGAGCTAAACTGGCCGATAATGAAGCAGCACCACCTTTTAAATCTATATACCCTCCAGTTGTGGTTGAACCTGAAGCAAATGCCCAATATCCATGACCTGCCTGTTCTCTAACAGTGGGGAATGCTGTTCCTAAATAACTAATAGTTTCTTTTCCATTTACTGAACCACTATTACTTACCCTTGGTGTTATACTAACATTTTGTCCTATAGTCATACTTGCTGAAATAAGGAAATTTGGACCAACTCCATCTGGTTGGGTAGATAGTAGAGTTTCAAATTCTAACCCACTTTGAAATATTTTATTATCTCCAATTTTTAATGTTTGGTAATTAGTAGTTACTGATTGAGTGATAGCAACTTCTTGAACTAATGCATCACCTGGGGCAGTATAAGGAATTGATAATACTGGGTATGTTTGAATTGGAACTTGGTATGTTATAGATGCTTTTCTTCCTTTTTCAAAAGTATTTACAACATCGATTAATTTATTATTTGAACCATTAATTTCTATTGTTTTTGGACTTACTGATAATGAGTCTTGAGTAATGTCATTAAGTGGGGATTCAATTAATTGATCAATTGTAAATGTATAAGTTCCATCTAATTCTAAATTATTTTTAGAGGATTTAAAATGTGCAAAATAGATAGGATTTTTATCAATTGCTGCTACTTTTCCATAGGAATCATCACCACCCCAACTTCCAGAAGTCCCATTTGCAAATTCTACAGATTCTACTAATAAGGGGGATGTAGGTGGGGAGTAAGTATTATAATTTGCACTAGTTAACTTACTTCCAGAAAATTTAGGAATTATTGAAGATAATTGAGTATAATTACTTTCAGGTGTTTGAACATTTGGTGCTGTAGAATTAGCTATAGCTGTTAAATTAGATGTAGTATTTATACCATTTTGATTTTCAATAACAAATTTAAATTTATTGGGTCTATTTTCATTGAAATTATTAGGTATAGCATAATAAACAGTATTTTCAAAAAATCCTATCCCTGTATTTGCTATATAAGGATCAATATTATAAACCGCATTAGTTGATGATAGGTTGAAATTTGGTTTTCCTATATTTTGTCTTGATAATGGGGAGAATAGGTAAGTATTAATGCCTTCAATATTAGGTCTTGAAGATGATACTGCTAAAGATAAATCAAAAACATTACCTGGAGGTGGACCTGATACTATAGATGATCCTGTATAGTCTAAAGTAAATGTTATATTAGGATTTTCATCAAAAGCTATTGAATTATCAATTGTATCTGTAATATCTAATTGGTTTATACTAAAGTCATTTATTGAAAGTGCTGTAACAATTGTATTGTTTGTTGCATAATAAAAGTTGCTATTAACTGGAGTAGATACTATAGGGAAAGATGAAGTATGACTTACTGGGAAAGTATATAGACTTGCAGATCCAATATATGGAGGGTTTGTTAAAATATCAGTATTTCCTCTTTGTTGAGAAGCAAAGAAATTATAAATTAAATATCTATTACTTACTTTATCTCCAATTGATGGAGTTCCTCCACTATATGATTGACCATCAATAGCCATTACATCAAAACGATTTGCGGATGTTGCACCTGGCATGCTTGTTTGGATATCCCATGATGATGTTATTTGTGGGAAGTTATTATTTGGAGTAGGAACTACAATTGGATCCGATGTACTAGGGGCAAATTCATCAATATAAAATGTATCTTTTAAGTTTAAAGCTCCTCCATTTCCAGTGGTAACAAATCCAACCCAATCACCATTCCCCGTCAATTTAGTATATGCCCCAAAAGGAAGTGCTATAGGATTTCCACCATTATAATTGTAGACATCCATTCCTATAGCAACTTGACCACCATTTGTGGGGTTTCCATCTCCAAAATCCCCAGCCCATGTAATATATTCATTTGTACTACAAATTGAATATGTGATAGCACCTGACATGGTTGTAACAGTAGCAAATACATAGGTTGCACCACCCCCACTACCAGAAACTACTAATCTATCTATTCCTGGGATTTCTCCATATTGTTCGATAGGTCTAGTATCAAATAAATCCTCTACAACACTACCATGAAATAAGAATGTATAAGTACCAAAATTCTTACTAAGTGCAGTTCCATAATTTTGAATTACTAGGGGATTAGTGGTTCTACTAAAAAATGTTACACTATCTACTATCCTAAAATCAAGATCTCCATAAAATGAGTCTTGATATCGTGTTGAGAATGAACTTGAAATAGGGAATAAAGAAGTTAAATCTAATCTAAATCCAGGGGTTGCAGGGTTATGGGTGTAAATATAAGGCCAAGTTATATTGGTTGGGGTGGGGTTTTTAATTGCAGTTGTTCCTGATCCTGCTACTGTATTGGAATTAATATATTGTTGCATTCCAACACCATTAGTTAAATATCGTGAGGTTGATCCTGATGAAGGAAGACCTACATAATTTGGGTAAAATGATTGTGTTGATGGAGTGAGTGCAAATTGTGGGGCTGGGTGGTCTTGAATAGATAGAAATGGGTATGGTTCGTTTAATGGGGATGTGTATTCCTCAGAGCCACCATAAAGATAAAATTGATCACCCCATCTACTTTTCCATAATCCTACAATTAATGGAGAATTATCATCATTCATTTTAGAAGCACTTATAAAAGGTGTTGGTTGGTAATTAGTATAAAAATCACCTTGGAAAAATGATAATGCATCTGATCCTGAATATGTAGTTCCTGTTTGATTGTTAAGATCGTTGAAAGAAGCTGTAGTTACAATTAATGAAGAAGATGGAACATATGCATATCCTAATGCAAATGATCCTGTTGGAATATTAGTTCCTATTTGAGAATCCCAATATTCAGGTCCTATTAAAGCAAAATGATTTGAAGATGTTGGATCCAAATTGTAAACATCTGTATTATACTTAATTATGGTTGTTGATGGACTTAAGAATGGATTATTAAAAAGTGATTGAGTTGTTACTATAAGTTCACTACCACTATATTCTCCATCATAAAATTCATGTTGATTATCTATTGTTTCTACTACTGCCCCTAATGTTGTTTCATTTATTATTTCATATGATTGAGTATTTGGAATTTTGCCAAAAGGTGTTTTTGAAGGGGTATCTATATCTGTTCCGGATTCTACTAAGAATGAACTATCTACATAATTAAACTTATTTGCTGAACCCCCAGTACTTCCTGAAGGTGCTTCTTGATTAATTGTATCTATACTACCTGATATTACTATATTTTCTAATATAATTGGAGTATTTATACTTCCTGAAGGTGTTATAGCAATTGGGGTTCCTTCTGTTATTTGTACAGGTTGAAATCTATTTCTTTCAAGCATATGTTGTTTAATAACAATACCTGTAGATAAACTTGTACGAGCAGGAACATAAGCTTTAATAGCTTTAAATATAGAGTTATCAAAATATTTAATTAATCTTAAATAATCATAAACATTACCTTCTGTATATTTTTCGAAATAAGATTCTGCAATTTCTCTTAATTTAGGATAATATGAATCAGATGATGATATGAATCTAGGATCTGCAATTGCAGTTGCTATAACTCCATATCCAAATGAAGCAATAATATCATCATTTACTTCATCTTGAGGTGAAAATGCTACCTCTAAATTATTAATATTTTCAGTATAACTTCTACTAATTTGATAATCTTGTTGAATACTAATTCTATTTGATAATATGTTACCATAATCATCTCCATCCCTTAACTGGATTTTATCTGAAATTCTATTTCTAAATCCTATAGCAGGTTGATCTAGGAAATATACTTCGGTGTTAGTTTTACTAAAAGTTCTTGTAGTTGAATTTTCATAATATAAAACTCTATATTCACTTGAAGTAGTAGAAGTAGTTGGATTAAAAAATGAACCTGTAATTAATATTGGAGCTTGACCTTGAATTGCAGGATGCATTGATTGCATTGATTCTGAATAGGAAGAACTATAAGAAGAAGTAAATATACTTTCTAATTCATTACCTAAGGGTGCTCTAAAATTAACTATATCAAATGATGACTGTGAACCTGTAATTGCATTACCTTCAATAGATTCAGGGTTCATTACAAAGTCATTAAATGTAGCTTCTGGTATGTCGTTTGAATAATATCTAAATTCTTGTAAAGAACCTGAAAATATTTTTCCTGATAGCCCTAAAGTTTCACTACCTACTGTAGAACCAGAAACAAATCCTCCTAAGTAAATACCATCATAAACAGAAGTTCCAAATTTATTCCAAGCTTCATTTATGGATTGGGAAACATCAGATGTTATACTTGCTGAACCTTCAAATCCTATTTGAGCTCCATCCCAACCATTATAGATTGTATTTTTAGCATATAAAGTATAAGTTGTAGCATTTGTGTTATCACTTGCAGATACGTGTTGATCTCGTTGTAACATTACTGTCCACCAACCTTTGTCGAAGAATGGGAGATATATATCATCTGACGTTGCTATACCACCATTAGCTGAAGATCCTGATAGGTAAAATCTCATTTTACCCCAATTTTCATATTCACTAGATGCTGAACCTGAATATGATCCTGTAGCTACAGGTTCATAAAATAATGAAATACCAAAATCAAATTCTGTTGAAGTGTCATCACCATCTGATTTTTTAACTGCTAAAGATTGAGTAAAAAACTCACCAGCATATGATGATGATGGGTAACCTGTAGTTTTAAACCTAAATTGGAAACTATCAGGTACAATATTTTTACTATCAACAATTCTATTTCTTTCTAATGGCATCCAAGGAAATACAACTGATGAACTTGCTACATTTTGAGTAGAAACAGGAGTATAAGCATAACTATATCTGTTATACCATAAATCATAATCATCAGAATTATCTCTATCTTTACCTCCAAATTCATTAATTCGGAGAATTGTATTTGGAATACCCCAAATATTAATAAGTTGTCTTAAACCTGCAATTGTACCTTTTTTCTTAACAAGGTAGTTCATGTTGTGGTAAAGGCGCTTATAAATTTCTTTACTAACTTTA